TAAAAATGATATAATAGACTTATGACTTTTAATGGAGACGGAGGAAGTCATGGCGCACGGCCTGATTTCTAGGATCAGGCCGCAAAGAGCCTGAATGTTCTTATTTTGTTCTTATATTGTTGTATTTTTACAACATTTTCATATTTATTCCATTTTAATCCATTATTCTCTTGCAATTCATTGGTTTTTAGTGTATTATAGCTGTATATTATGAGAAAAACAATGACAAATAAAACAACTACATCTTTTTCTGCTTTAAAAAACAGAAATTATAGTAGAAAAGTTTACTCACTTGACAATTCTGTAAATTATTATAGACCTCAATTAATGAAACAAAAAGGTAGAGTATATTTTGCAATGCAAAAGACAAAACAAGTGAAATATAAAAAAGAAGACGCAATGTATAAATCAGTTAGTATTGAAAATGTTGCATTATCTACTGAATGTGCTAGTGATGAGATTAATACTAGAATTGATACACAAAATTTGATATCAAGTGCTCTTTCAAAACTAGATGATCGTAGAAAAAAAATAATACAAATGAGATTTGCAATTGGGTATGATAGAGAACATACTCCAACTGAAATTGCAAAACAATTTAATTTAAGTCCTAGACGTATTGCCGATATAGTAAATAGTGCTTTACACAAAATGAAAAAAACACATATGCGACAATTTGTACACTATACAAACGTTTAAAAGTATGATAGGATATACTTATATTATGAAAAACAAAACAAAGGAGAATACATTATGGGAAAAGTAAAACAATGGGCTGAAGACGTTGCCGAAAAAGAAGTTGAATTGATTTTATCTAAAGTAAAAAACAATGAAATCACTAAATCAGACGCAAAAGTTAAAATTTTAAACACTGCCAACAAAAGTATGTTAGGAATCGATTCAGAAAATGTTGATGAAGTTATGGAAGATATATTAAATCGTAAAGTTGCAGTTAAAGAAAAGGCAGATGAAGGTAACTTCGCTGAAGGTAGATAATGAATAAATTTATATCAAATTTTTTCGCTCTTCTATCTATACTATTACTTATTCTTGCTACTGGTGCTGTTGAAGCAGATAATTTTATGATTGGATTTGCACTTTTTATCACGGCTCTTGCTACAATGTTTATAACTATGTCAACTCAAGGAGATTCGTATGAGAAAAATTAAAAAGAAAAAAAGTAAAGTTAAATTACAATTGCATGGATACTATATGGACGGCAAACAGGCATGGAATATCTATAAAACACCATCAGGCATGACCGTAATGAAGAAGGCAAATGAGAAAAGAAACTAAAATAATTAAAAACGTTAAACCAACATTAGGTTTAAAAAAAACACAAGAGTATAAGAAAAAACTAAAACTAAAAAGAAGAGGAAAAAAATAATGGGAACGATTACAGATATGATAGTCAACAAAGACGATTTAGGTAAGAAGATGTATAGACAGAAAACTACCTACAACGTAATTGTAGAACAAGATGTTCTTGCTAACAATCAAGATGAAGCACAAGAAAAGTTTTTAGAAGGTGGCGGTATCGATCACGATACTATCAGAACAAATCTTACAAATGAGAATGACGGTGTAGAAACATATTACATTGAAGCAAAGAATGCTGTAATTGAAAAATGTGAAATGATGGGTAAGGTTGTATATTCAGATGATGAGTTTGCTAAAGAGAATGGCGATGTTGAAATAGACTTTGATGCTAAAGAAACCTTTTCGTCACCATACATAGATGGAGAGGGTATATAATGTCAAGAGGAGATACAAGTTTAGCTGCAGCGATATTAACACAAGCAGTTGAAGACGCTAAATACACAGGACTTAATAAGAAATATCTTAAACATAAAATTCAAGCAATGAATTGGATTATCAATAATGATCCTATGTTTGATTTTTATTGTAAATTAGTAAATTTAGAACCTAGTTATATTATAAACAAAACTAAACTATATTCAAAAATTACATACAAACAAAAGGTCTTATTAAAACCAATTGTTAATGACTTATTAAAAAGTAAAAGTTATAATAACCCAAGTTCAGAAACTAGAATGGAAATGTATGCTTAAAGATGATGAGATTGCTTTAGATGAAGCCTTTGATGATTTGTTTAGATACACACTTATTATGGGCATTAAGTTTAATTGGCAAATAATTGCTTCTAGTTTAATAACAATCGGATTAAGATTATACAAAACAGTATTAGATGAAAAAGATTATAAAGAAATGATAGAAGTTATAAGAAAAAGTTTTAAAGATGTTCACCCATTTGAAGAAATTAAAAAACCTAAAGAAACAACAGTACACTAATGGATATAATAGTTCCCTATAAAATAAAGTACACTAACAGAAAGAAAAAAATGAAGAACCCATACGATACACAAGTAGGTGGTAGTCACTATAAAGATATGGCGATACAACCATCTGAATTTATAAACAAGAATAAGATACTATTTGCCGAAGGCAATGCAATTAAGTATATTTGTAGGCATAGTAGTAAAGGCGAGAAACAAGACCTAGAGAAAGCTAAACATTACATTGATATGATTATTGAAAGAGATTATGCTAAATAGAATTATGATGGTATTATTCATACTACTTGTAAGTTGTAGTAGTATAAACAGAAAACTAGAAACACACCCTACCAATAACTCTAATTCTTTTGAAAATTTAAATAAGTTCTGGAAAGCATTAAAACCATTAAGACTAGCAAACGGAATTGTTGATATAAATTAATACGTTATACTTTACTATTGTTTTATATACTCCGTCGCTAGCTTAGCATGGTTTCTGAAGGACGCACACACATACTTATAATAGTACCGATCCTCACTTACTTGATTATTATTAACACTGTTCTTTTGTGGCTGACATACCAGATGTTTTATCATACAACCATATGTATGAATAAGATATATTAGTATCGTCTTCTATGCATTTTTTTCCTAGACTTAATCTAGGATTTTTAATACTACTAGTACATCCTATTAATATCATAGAAAATAAAATTATCAATATTGTTTTCATTTAGTTCTCCTTTCCTAATTTTTTAGGGGTTAAGCGTATTGGTTTTAATCCAGTTTCTCTATTCAAAAACTTATAATCAACTTTAACTATATCAAAGTCTTCTTTAAGTTTTTCTGCTATCTTATATGGACTAAAGTCAGCACAACTATAAACATCTAGTTGCATTAAAGCAGGTTTAGGTTCATCCCAAACGTGTATAGCAATGTGTGATGTTTCAATGACAGCAATGCCTGTGATGCCTCGATTGCCCGGCATATCACAATAAGCAACATAAGGTCCCATCATCAATTTCATATCAATGAACCGAATAAAATCTTGCATCCATTGTGACAGTACAACGATATCTGTAGGCGGTTGATTTACTTCAGCACGAACAATTAAATGTTTGTGTATAAGTAAACTATTCTTCATCTTTTTTAAGTCCGTAGAAAAATTCTGTATCATCACCAAAGGTTTCTTTTACTTTATCTTCTACTGAGTATTCAATAGACGAGACCTTAAAATCAGGAAACTTTAATTCTTTGGGTGTATATGATTTATCTAAAATTAATGTTCTATTATTTGGTTGAGCAGCAAAGTACCCATTATTCAATTTTAGAATGTTAAATGATTTGTGTTGTGTAGGCACTTCACTAAAGGTTGTATTCAAACGATTTGAATCTGGATTACAACTATCAATCGTAAACATATAAGTTCCTTCGTGCCATACTTTACTTGGGGAGTAGTATTTAGCTCTTTGTCCTTTAAGTAATCTTTTCTCTATAACTGTAATATCATAACTAAAGCAATCCCATAACTCTAATTCTTCTAAAGATAAATCGCCTTCATAGTCCTTTTTCCAAACAAAAGCATTGAGAGGTAGTTTATCATATACAGCACCATATTCAGGTAGATAAGTTTCAAAGTATAAAGCACGTCCTTGTATGGACTTTACTGTTACCCAAACTCCTTCAACCAGTTCTCCGTGACCTTTCTCGTGGTCATAAAGAAATTCTTTTTTAACAAAGACCTCAATGTGTGGTATATTAGCACATAAAAACATTTTAAGTTCTTCTTTCGAATGTGAAAAGGTTTAATTATTAACTGGCGCATTGGCACGCCACTGATAGCAACTCCAATATCTTGCTGTTGTCTTATCTTTTGCAGTATCACAACTATGTCTTGCTCTAAATGATTTACGTCTTGCAGGGTCATCACGTTTAATTGATAGACCTGTTGTATCACCAAATGATACCTTTTTAATTTTATCACCATCTTTCACATAAACATAAAACTTCTTTGAACCGCCTCTTATAGGGTCGTTCAATTTCACCTTCTTACCTTGATATTCAGATTCAGTAATGGGTAGATCCTTATATACGGATTCACAGATGGCGTCAATGGCTTCAACTTGTTTTAATGTTTTCATATGAATATATTTATAACCTTCGCAGGAGCACGAAGTTTTTTTCCAAGGTTTTTTTTTGAAAAAGAATCCTTATTTTCGAAGGGTTTCTAAATCAATATTTAATTCTTCACAAAGGACTCTTAGATTATCGAGTTTGTGTTGCATCTCTTCCGCAGATACATTTACCCCTAATGTTCGAATGTCCTTTCGTATGGAGATTGCAATTCTCTCAATACCTTTTGTCTTCTCATATAACTGTGCTAAGTTGTGCATGAGAATCTATGGTGCTCCATAGTACCATATTATAAACAATGATATGCCAAATACAAGTACATATTGAAACCATCCTAATTCTTCTATAAACATACTCTTAGTATATCATAGTCCTATACGAATGTCAAGCATTATCCGATTGCACGTACAAGATGTAAATTGCGAATGCTCTCTTTTCTTCTTTCCGAAAGCATACGGTCTTTCAGTTGAAGCTTTTGTTTCTTTAGATTTGTAATGAGACTACGATTAAAGTAGTTCTTTGATTCGAGATTGTTAATTCTTTTCTCTAAGTATGTGTGTTTTTTCTTATATCTTTCGTAAGAGTTTGAATGTGTCATTTTTTTCTCCTATGTTAAGTTACATATCTATTTATGTATCCTGCCGACTTTATATGAGTGAAAAATACTCGTCCTTTTTTCACTAGACTTTTTCGGACGTATATGATAGCATATATCTATACACAATAACAAAAGGAAAAATATGAACTATGAAAAAGAATACGATACAATGAGTGAATCAGTAAAGAAACTGATTGATGATACTGAAACAAAGATGTCTAAGTTGATTAACGATTACAATGAGAAGATTGAATTATCAGATGAATATGAGAACTTCTCAGAAGACGAAGATGCTAATAATTTTCAACTTGTTGATACTGTTGATTTGTCTAGTAAGTTTTCTGAACTATCTGATTACTTAGAAGACTATACTTCGTAAAAAAATACACGAGAAAAAAAATCAATATAAACCTAACAGAAAGATAAAAAATATGATTACGATTAAAACATTAAATACAGTACAAAGAGAGTTAAATGAGAATAAAGAGTTTGTTCAATCTTCTGAGTATTGTGTAGTTGAACCAGGATTGTCAGGATTTTATCAAGATGAGATCATTAAACATAAACATCTATTGATCTATCTATCAAGAGAAAATCTGAACTCAGTAAACCTACTACCTCATTGTTGTATGTAGTTTAAAAATTCACGA